GATCTTCGTGCGTAAAGAATCCCTTTCCGAAATTAGTCGCTGTACAATATGTGTTTGCCATAGTTTCCTCCTTGTTATTAAAATTCGTTATATCTCATTGTTAACTCACTGTCACGGTTTTGATTGTATAAACTGGTTCGCTCCATTCTTCAGTTTTAACAGAAGCCGTAGGACCCGAAGATAATCCACCTGAAGCTATCGAAGTAGATGCAGATGAAGCTCCTCCACTCATTCCTCCTCCAGACTGACGAGCGGTTGCTAAATCACCGACCTCTGTCCAAGAAGTTCCGTCCCATTTTTCAGTGGTAGCTGTTAATGCGCCACCTCCATCAGGTGTACCCCCTGCTATTAGTCCGGCTGTATTAGTTGCTCCTCCACTCATACAACGTTGACGACTAGATCCTAAAGCAGTAGTGGCAGTCCAACTTGTTCCATCATAAGATTCAACAAGAACAGAAGGAGGGTGTTCTCCCCCAGCATATATTGCGCTGGTTTGAACACCAAAAATTGCCGCTGATTGTCTTCCGTTAAGTAAATTATTCACTGATGACCATGAAGTACCATTATATTCTTCTGTATTGGTTAGTGCTGGGGCACCAGCAACACATAAACCGGCTGCTTCAATTCCACAAGTACCAGCGTCCTGATTTCTGGCTGTGTTTAAATCCGCACCTTCAGTCCATGATGTACCATCATATGTTTCACATTTTGTTGAGGGTGAAGCACCATCTATACCTGCAGCCATAGCTGCTGTTTGTATTCCTAATCCTGGATTCCCTCTTCGATTTGTTGTCATACTATTAACAGTCGTCCAAGAAGAACCATCATAAGATTCTGTAACCCCACTGTTGGGATCATTCCCAAAAATTAAATTTGCACCTTGAGTTCCAGCAGAACCAGTTTGTTTTCTGCCGGTGTTTAAAGTTCCACCTTCAGCCCAGGCTCCTGCACCTTCGGTTCCTACTTTAAATTTTCCTGAAGTAGAATTATACCAAAGCTGTCCAGCAGCTTCACTCGCCGTAGGATCATCTGATAATTTTTGGACGGTATATCCTTGAATGCCTTTATAAGTTGCCATGAGGATTATTTATCCTTCAATAGCCAGCCTTGTGTAGTATCTGTAAAGACTAATGTGAAACCGGCACGTTCAACGGCACACGTTAAACTAGCAGCTACACCATTAATTTTTTCTGAACCATTAGGGGCGACAGTTAAAGCGTTTGTATCAAATGTTCCTGCATAATCAACAAAGGTACATTCATCTCCTATTGTACCTGCTGGAAGTGTGGCTGTACAAGCATTCGAAGTAGTATTAATAAAATACCCTTCTCCTGCCACAGCAGTCATAGTTGCTCCTGTTTCTACTGCTTGCCATGATGTTCCACCTGAGTTATCCACCCATGATAAAACACCGCCTGTTGTTGATGTTAATATTTGATCATTAGAAGTAGCAACGGCTGCCGGCATCGTTAATGTATAAGATGTCGTTGTACCTGCTGCTTTAAATCCAATGTATGCACTATCATCTGTATCGCCTAATCGTAGTTCTTTCTGAGAATCAATTGTTAATCCAGTTCCAGCAGTCCAGAATAAATCTGCATCTCCGCCAAAAGCACTTGAATTATTATATTGAATTTGTGTATTGGAACCACCAGGTGAAGTTGAAGCTCCTACGCCTGTGTTAATAATATCGGTTCCATTATGATAACATAAATAAGTAGACCCTTCTGTAAGAGCAAAACCTGTTTGGCCTGTAACTTTAAAAGTTAATGTATCTCCTGAGTGAGTGGTATTATCAAAAACAATAAAAGGTTTTTCAATATTAGCTGCAGGATCTCCAGCAGTCGCTGCAATATCTAAAACTCTTGTTCCTCCAAGAGTTCCTGTTAATTCTATAATAAAAGCTCTTCCATCGTAAGTCCCTGTTGAGCCATCGGGTATAGTTAAAGTTCTATCCGCTGTCATTGCGATAGAAGTATAACCAAAAGTTTCTTTGATTTCGTCTAAAGTTGTATTAGTTTTAGTTCCCCATGTACCAGCGTTTTCGCCAGTAGCCATTTTTTGATAACCTAAACTATTATATGTTGATGCCATAAATCTCCTTAGGCCACATCACTATAAGTGGTATTTGAGCCCGTTGTAATATTACTATAAGACGTATTTGATCCTGTGTCAATATCTTGATAATGTTGAATTCCAGGAATTCCTACAGACAGTGTTCCTGAAACTCCAGTAGGAATCACAATAACATCTCCAATAATTGTTGGTGTTCCTATGGAAGTAGTAGCAGAAACTCCGGTGAGTCCCATTACATCGGCAGGATCTAAAGCTCCTACACTAGATGTAGCTGCAACTCCTGAAGGCTGAACCGTAGGATTAGAAGTGATTGTTACACTTCCTTCGTTAGTAGTGGCAGAAACTCCTGTTAAAGAAGCTGTTACATCAGCAACAGCAGTAACGGTTCCTAAAGATGTAGTTGCTGAAACTCCTGTTAAAGGAACTCCAATTTCTATATTTAATGAACCTATGCCAGTTGTTGCTGAAACTCCTGTTAAAATAGTTGTATTATCAGATCTTGCAGTTGGTGTGCCAATCGAAGTTGTTGCCGAGACTCCTGTAAGTCCCATAACATCGGCAGGTGTAATTGCTCCTACACTTGTAGTTGCTGAAACTCCACTTGGTCTAACGACTCCTTCGTCAACTGATCCCCAGCCATTGTATCCCCATTCAAGAGTACCCCAACCAGGTTGAACATAAGCGTCAACGGTTCCTACAGCAGTTGTTGCTGATACGCCGGTTAATGAAACGGTAATGGTTTCAGATGACCAAGTATTGGCCCCCCAAACATTAGTGCCCCATGTTGCAGCCATAAGGAAGGACTCCTTATGCTATTTGTATGATTGCTGTTGATGCCGCCGCTGCCGGAAACTCTACTGTGAAAGTTCCGCTAGTAACGGTTTTGTCTCCACCAAAATCAATGGCGCAAACTGCAGCGTCACTGGAGTGCGAATCATTAAAGATTAAACAACCTCTTGCAGTGAAGGAAGCTGATGTCCAGCTTGTATCTGCGAAATCACATATAGCTGTATCTGAATCTAGAACTGGAGTGACACTAGTTAAAGCGTTTCCTTTTGCTGTATAGCCACCAGTAGTCGCTAACTCCTCTGAAGTTGTGTAGACAGTTGTAGATTTATTTAAAGTCGCATCACTGTCATATAATGCTAAATTAAAAGTATTACCTGTAGATGCCGTAAAATTATGTTCGGCTTCTAAAATTTCTTGTTTGAAACTGTTGCAAATTGCTGATGTGATAGCCATAATTTTTATTCCTGTTATTGAGGAGGAGACTCGATTGGTATACGAACTGTTCCATCCGTATAATCATCTCTTCGTCTTCTACCTATTTGCATTCCTGCAAATTTCTCTACTTCTTGTTTATACTTGTTTTCATAATGTGTCAACATATCCATTGGGCCTTTTAAATACCCATAAGTCTCTGCTAAACAACAGTATAATAGCCCTTGAGGAAAATTTAAGCTAATATAGTTGGTTTCATTGCCAGATTCTAAAGTAGCTGGCATTAGATTATAGTGAACTTGAAATGCATAATTAGCATCAGGAACTGGAGCAAACATCATTCTTCCTGAAGTAGTATCAGATAAACCAGTTGCTCCTCCAAACATTGCATAGTATTTAGGTTTCCCTCTTTTAGCGGATTCTGTTGAAGGAACATATTCTTGTAAAAAAGTTTGATCTCTTTTCAACATCCAATCATTTGCTCCTGTAACTGCAGAAGTAGAATCATAAACCTGAACCCCTCTAATAAATACAGCGCCTGCGGGAGCGTTAATAGTGGTTTGTCCGGTCACTAAATTCCCTGTTTGAGCTTTTCGATCTGAATCAACGGGCACATCGTACATGATTCTTTGTTGCGCGTTTAAAATAAGATTTTCCAGTACAGCGGTTGTAAGAACTGTATCTCCTACTTCTGTGTAGTTTCTGATCATGGTTACTAATGTTGTATAACTAATTCCTGACATTATGGTCTCTCATTTACTGGTCCACCGAAAGCGAAAAATCCTCCGCCTGTTTCCGTACTGGACGCATTGTTTTTTAAACTAAACGTAAAACTATTACTGACTGTAACCGATCCTGGGGGAGAAGCAATAGTCTCTGTTGTTGTTTGTTTTGTAATTTTATAAGAGCCATAAACTTTTGCTCCACTACTGTGAGATCCTGCTGTCGTATCCAAAGGAGTTATTCCATTTACAGGAGCAGCTGTTCCTCGTGTTAATCCTGAAAGAGTATTCGTTCCAACAGTATTAGTTGTATAATAAATTGTTTCACTAACATCGTTTCCTTCATCATAAGAAGCATCGTTAGTAAATTTTGCTATGCAAATATAACCTGGAGCTACAAACTGCGAACTATCAGCGAGCACTAAACTTGTAGCACTATCTGTAATATCTCCGTTTAAAGTCGTTGTTAATTCTAAAGTAGCTTTAGCTACTCCTCCAACTGCATTAGCTACATTCGTAAAACGAATATAATCATCAGTGGAAAAAGGTTGATTCTTACATTTCACTGTAACTGAAGCACTACTTCCCGTAGTTGTAAAAGGATTATTATCTAAAACAACTGCCGTTGCAAAAGCCTTACGTGCAGGTTTTGCATGAGCCAAGCCTTGTGGATCACCGACCACGGGGCGTGGCATTAATTGTGGTTGCTTCGGAGTGTATTCAGAACTATGCACCCACATACCCGTCCACTCTTGAACCATTTCCCTATAAGGAAAAGCAAGACCGGATCGGTCTGAAATCATTTGTGCATATTTGCCTGATGAATAAGCTGCCATTATGTAATTGCTGGATAATACGTCTTCGGTGTTATGAAAGTACTAGACGCTGATCCATCCTCCGCTAAAGCTCTTGCTAATTCATCTTCATAAAAAAGTTTCATTTCTTGTGAACGTTGTGGTGAAAACTTCTGACTTAAATAAAAAGCTAAGCCTGCTGTCATACAAGGAACAAAACGATAAGGGACTTGAGAGGCATTAGTAAATACTCCTGCATCCTCAATTCTTTTTGTAAAATAAATATGTAATTTGTTAGTGGAACCAGCGGCTGAAGTACTCGCTGTTGGATAAATAGTTAAAGTAATTTTATCAATAAATCTTTGAACCCAAAAATTAGAAGGAGTACTTTTTGTTTTTTTATCTCCATACCCTGCATAGGTGGATCTATCAATTTTAGTCATGGTAGTGTCGGCTTGAGTACCTCCACTACTGTTGTTATATAAACGGTAAGAACATTGAGAAATATCTGCAAAACCATAAATGGAAGCATCAGCTACATTAGCATCAGTAACACAGGGAGAACTTGTGCCATCTCCTGAAGAACGATAAAAAGTATATTCTGCTTGCCCTACAGTGAGCGTCACATTAGTTTTGCCAACTTCCCAATAATGAAGTCCTCTATTGCCCCACTCTTGAAATATAATATTTAATGATCTTCTTGCAGAACGAATTTGATTACCAGAACTACCTACTAAGCCAATACGCTCGTAAGCATCTACGATAATATCATCGATCGCGTACGTCTTATCAAAAGTATACGTACCTGAAGTAGTATTAGCCATGAGTTACCTCTTACGTAAATGCGCCAGTAACTACTAAAAAATCACAGTTAGTTATATCAGCGTACATTCCCGTATCACAATAAATACCATCTCCTGGAATTTTCACAGAAAAATCAGAATTATCTGCGGTTCCCCATTGAGCTTCAAATACTAAAGCACTTGCTGTTTTAGAACTATCAGATTCATTATAAATTTTGACACTTCCTCCCGCTCCTGTCGCTTGAGCTTGTACTGCCATGATTCTAGCTTTTGTAATAGTAACTGCAGAACCGCTTGCATATTTTTGCATTTGGCCATCCGCTGCGAGCGCTATAGTTTGTCTTACATTTCCTATTGCCATATTTTTCTCCTAATTCTATGAGCTCCCGAAGGAGCTCACAGTTTATCTATTAAGACTCTTTAGCCCAAAGACCTTGAGAATCTACAACTGTCCAAAAAACAGTTGAGTTCAAAGATGCAAGGGTCACATAGTCTCCTACTTTTGAGGTAGCTTGTGTATTAATTAAATCTTTATCGTCTGTTAAAGATCCTGCATACAAAATACCATCAATACTTACTGGACTAATAGTCAAATTGTTTTGACCATCTGCTCCTGTATTTACAAATGTATATACATTCCCAATAGCAATGGATGGTAGGGTGAATACTACATCCTTAGTGTTTGATAAAAATGTTTTTCCACAATCACCATTATTAATAACAACAGTGTAATTTGAATCCTTCTGTTCGATATTGAATCCAGTTACTCCTGCTTCGTTTTTCTTCCCAACTAATACTGGGCCTCTAAACAATGTTGATGCCATGATTATAATCCTCCTAGTTTGTGAATCTAGTCTCTAGGCCGTCGACTATACGCGTCTAGATTCTATTAAATAATTGTATAGTAATTAATCTATAGCGCAGATTTGCGTTTAGTGCAAGGTATCCCTACAGAAATGTATGATTTTTGATAGCGCTTAAGTGGCTATCGAAACTTCGGCCTTGGCCTGATTTATTTTGGTCTGAAGCGTTTGTTCTTCAAACTCTTTGGCAATGATCTCTTTAATAATATCCTGGATTTTTCTATTAATTTCAATCATCCTGATATTATGCTTCCCGTCCTTCAGATGCTCTTGTTGCCACTCTAGTTCCAAGGACCGTTTCGTATTGTATAGGTCTTCGGTCATTGATAACCTCCTCATAAGTTATCCATTTACCACGTTTAGTAGTAAATCCATCAGATTCGAACTTTACCTCATTTTTTCCTAGTTTGTCAAGGATTGATTTTTCAATACCTTCAGCTGTGTCCTTACAACTAACATTAAAGTCAGCATAATAGCCATGGTATCGAATCTGTACGCGGAAGTTTTTCATAGTGTATTTCTTACTTTATAGTCGAAATGAGGCCGTTTTAAGGCGGCCTCATTTCTTAATTTAATTACGCACCTTCAACGCCAAAGATACCTCTAGGGTCGGATACTCCAAATGAGTATCTTTCTCTAGCTTTATATCTAACGTTTCCAGTATCGAAATCGCCTTCCATTGCTGTATTCAATGGAGTTCTAACGAACATTTTCATGCCGTTAGGAACATCAGTAATAATGTACCAAGAATCAGCGTCAGTTAAGTAATTATTCACTCTATAACCTTGAGGAATCATACCCATACTGTTCACTGCATTGATATCATTATCAGCTGTGCCAGTTCTACCTTGAGATTTCATCAATCTCTCTGCATTAAATTGGTTTTCAGGCGGAACAATCATTTTAACGCCTTTTGCTGCAATTAAAAGTCCACGTTCATCAGTCATTTCTCCAATATCGATTAGAGATTGTTCTAATGAAGTTTCATTTAAGTCAGACTGCGTTGCCAATGTGTTCGCAAATGAGCCACCTAATGTAGTGTGCGACGTATTAAACAGAGAAACACCATCTCCAGAATCAAAAGTATCCGTTGAAGGAAGTCCGTTGATTAATGGGGACACTGCTTTAACTTGTTTAGAGTTCGCCATGGAACGAGCAAGAGCTTTTGTATAACGAGAAGCAAGTCTGTCGTAGAGATTATCTTCGATAGCTTCTTCTGTTATTGCGAAAGCAAGTGCGATCGTTTCATGAGTGTAACGAGCTGTGAAGGTTTCTTGTGCATCATCAAATGCAATGCCTTGGCCTTCACCCTTTACTTGTGCGTTTCCGAATCCTGATAACATAACTTCCTCTTCGAAAGCTCTGTCAGAAGATTCTATATTGTAGATTTCAGCGTGTTGGTTTTCGTATCGCTTGTACTCCAGTCCGAATAAGGCATTCAAACCTGGTTCAAGCTCTTTAACTAACTGCGCTCGTGATATTGCCATGTTTTATTCTCCTTATACTCCTGTTGCCACAAATTGATTACCCAATTGACTCATTACAACAACGACATCACAACCAGCTGCAGCTACATCTTCCTGATCTGGAACTTCTCCAGAACGGACAATAGTCCACAGATAGCCATTGTTTGTTGTTGTTGAATAATTCAGAGTATCTGTTGACTGACCTTCGTAGCCAGAACCACCATTATTTATGTTCATTCTTACTACGTAACAGTCAGACACGAACGTAGCAACGCTTGTCATAGTTGCATCCGATCTTACCATATACTCTTGAAAGGGATAATCATTAACGAATACGACTCCATCGCTGTTACCTGTATTTGGGTTAGTTGCGAATGTTTGACTTGCTGCTACTGAATTAGCCCACGTAGGCTTTTTGCTAGTTCCATCAACGTAAAATACGCCGTTGGAAACTCCAGCACAAAGATACGGAGTTAAAGCATCAGCATCCCAGCCAGCTCCACCAGTTTTTCCATCATCCATAGTAGCTGGCGCTAAACTTTGGAAATATCCATCGTCGCCATCCGTATGTTGAGGTCCAACCGGTTCGTTCTTAAGTATTCGCACGCCCAAACCTGACACGATAGGGTATTTAGATTGCCCTTGAGTCGCAGGTGTATTACCTAACGTTTCAATAGCTCTAAGACCGTATCCTGTTGTACTTGTATTAGCCATAGTTTGTCGTCTCCTATGTTCACAGTTTTACCTGTAAACGGTTAATTTATTCAGTGATAGGGAATTGGTTGTTATCCCGAGAAAATTAATTTTTCTTTGTACCACCGAAGGTTACACGAGATTGTCGATCAACATTGATCGGCATACTCTTATGCTGCTCCCTCATTAGATCGTGATCTACTGCTTCATTCATACCATCTGTACGTTTTTTAATGTACGCGGTACGTGCAGCTGCGATCTCGTCAGGTACCTTTGCAAGCAAAAGGCCACCAACCCCAATTACCCCCTTGTATTTTCCAGTATCTAATACTGGGTAATCAGAAGAGTTCTCGACTTCTTCGGCTCTAACTAATTCATAACCAGATCTTAATCTGCCTTGAATATTCTTAGAATCGTCGAATCCAAGAGATTCTGCTCTGATCCATCTGTACCTGAATCCATCAGGCGCAGGGGGTGCATCTAGAGAAGATGGAGGAACCCACACTTTTGGTCTCTCAGTCTTTGACCGTGTTTGGTTCGCACGAGAAGTTGTTTTCGTTTCTTTGTTCATACGCTATACCTCCTTCGTGAGTTTTAGTTGTTTTGCGTAGTCTTCGAGTGGCACACCTAATTTTTTCGCGATAGCGACTTGTGAAGGTGTGAGTTTCACAGTTTGGCGACCAGGTTTTACGCTTCTATTTGCAGAAGCCACCGACTGAACGGGCCTAGTCGTTTGTATGTTATCACTTGTACCAAACTTATGAGGAAAGTCAACACGTATTCTTTTATTAACCTCTTCATAATACTCGTCCGATTTAGGATCAAATCCTTCCTTTTCAACAAGATCCTTATGGATTTCAAACGCAGTGAACGTCATAGCTCGGTCTTGACCGAACCATCTATTCTTTCCTGCCCAAGTTTCCGCTTTAGGATCAGCTGGTTGTTGATAGGGTAATTCTCTTGGAGTTTGTATTGGTAATTTACCACCGTCAGATAGTTTGACGTCTTCTCTACCTTCTTTGGCTTGCTCCATTTTCGCATTCTCAAACGCTAATGTAGCAATCCTTTTGTTTGCCTCGACTTGAGCTTTTGCATCCCCAGCTTCAATGGCTCCGGCCAATTCTCGTTGCGCCGAATCCATGCCAGTTTTGACATTCGTCTCAAATCGTTTCCAATAATCAGTATCTAATTTGTTAAACTGTCTCTGATCATCTTGTCTTTGATTTTCCAAAGCTCTTGCATATTCAGTTGCAGAATCCCTTTGGCGTTCTGCTTCCCGCATTTTTCGAGTAAGCTTAGCAATACGTCCTTGTACTCCTTTGCTATACTCTTCGAGTTTAGAGTCTTCTTGTTTTTGTTCCTTCTTAATCTCTTTAATTGTTTCTTCTTCCTTTGGTTCTTGTTCCGTCTTTTCTGGTTCTGTATAGGTTACGGTTGGTTCTTTGTCCTTGGTTTCTACTTCCGATTCATCCTTTTCATCAGGAACGATGACTTCCGCTCCAGGTCCAGATGTATCAAGAGGAACAGTTTTCTGTTCCTTTTCTAATGGTTTTTCATTAGTGCTCTCTGTGGGCATAGTTTCCTCCTATGTTAAAATGCATGCAAGATATCCTTAGGATCTTGCACGGTTGCTAAAATTTCGTCATCATTAAGAAGACGAATCTCCCCACCTTCAATTTGAATACGCGATCCCGCGTACCTTGCAAAGACAACCCAATCGTTGACCTTGCACCATGGACCATTCGGATATCTCTCTTTATCCTTATAACATTGTGATCCCATTGCTAAAACTAACCCACATTGTGACGCCACTTGTTGACGTTCCAAAGCGCTGTCCGTTATTAGCACTCCCCCTTGTGTCTTCTCATCCATTTTGAATGGAAGAACTATCATTCTCCAACCCGTAGGTTGAGGTAATTTTTTAGAATCTCGAGTGACTTCTTTAGGCTTTGAGGGCCTTACTCCTACTAATGTTTTATTAGGGAGCTTAATCTTTTGGTTTGGTTGTTGAGTTTCCTTTTGGGATGTCAACGATGTGGACTCTGGCATTTTTTGGCTCCTTTTCATCAAGCAGGTTAGAGATTTCCTGTCGCACTGATTCCAGTGCATTAATTTGACCTATTATATACTTATAAGTCTCCATGTTGTCAACCCCACCAGAAGTGATAGATACTGATAAGGCTTGCACGCGTCGCTCTAAAGCTCGACGAAGTTTATATACTATGTTTTCCAGATCCATTAATTATTTTATTATAATATCTCTTTAAACTTTCATTTCCAACCTTTACTCCACCTAATTTTCCAGAGACATAAGAACCATTATAAGGTTCACTTACACCACTAGGTTTTTTTAGTTTTGTAAACCAGTTGTTTTTAAATTTTGTTTTATTTCGTGTCGCCATTAGGCTTTCTTATTTTTTGCAGCTATTTTCTTGAATGTTTTAGCTAATGCTTTAGCTCGACCTGTACATCCTGGTTTTGTAATCGGTGTACATTTTCCTTTAGTTCCTCTTTTTTTAATTGAAGCACTGACTTTTTGCATCCATTTCTTGTCAGTTCCTTTTTTAAATCCCATTCTTCCGCCTTTAGCTGCTGGTTGGTATTCCTTTTTTTCACCAGGCTTACGTCGAGGATCAGGTACAGTCTTTCGTTCACCAGGCTTAGGAAGCTTACGTCGAGGATCAGGTATATATGGTCCTGGTCTTGATGGAGCTCCCGGACCAGCTTTTCTTTTGGAAACTCGTGATTGTAAGAATCTTTTAAAATTTCGTCTACCTGTAGCTATTTGTCCTTCTTGACTAGAATGAGGTTTTCCTTTTTCACGATTTGGGCCTGCCCACGTTATGTCATGATAATCGTTCAACGCTTTTTGTCTCATTCTTTGAAGGCGTCGTGTTCCTGAAGCTATTCTTCCTTCTTTTGTAGAATGAGGTTTTCCTTTTGGGCTACCTCCTATTTGTTCTAGAGGATCCATCCATTTTCTTCTGGTAAGTCCTCCTCCTACAGCTTTTCCTATTCTTCCGCCTTCGGCTTTACCTCTTCCTAAATGTTTAATTCTTTTTCTTTTTCCATGATCTACATGAGGTTTTCCTGTTAAACGTTCTGCTGCTTTCGCAACATTAACTTTAACCCCAGGTGTCATTTCATCCTTTCCTGTTTTGATAAATTTTAAAAATTTCTTTCCAATTTTAACAGCACCACCAACAGCTTTACCTTTTCTAGGTTTATGAAGATGGTGTTCCAAAAATGCATGTGTTCCTGGTTTAGGTCCAGTGCCCCATGGTTTGCCACCATGTTTAAGGCCTATTCTTCCACCTTTGGCATAACCACGATTCAATTCTCCATGAACCCTGGATATTTCAGCTCTACGATTTGGATTTGATCGTTCAGCTTCAACACGACCTAGTTCTTCTAATAGGTTCGTACGTCCACCACCAAATTTTCCAATTCTTCCGCCTTTAGCTTTTCCGCCATGCGTTCCTTGAGCTTGGCCAGGTCTATTTAAAAATGGTTTAGGACCATGACCATGTGGTCCTCTTCCTTTTGTAAGTTTATTTCCTCTTAATGCTATATCGCCCATTATTTTAATCCAATTTTACTTTTTTTAATTTTTGCTTCAACTCAGGATGAGCTTTAATTAGTTTTTTTCTTTTTCTTTCAAGATCGCCTGCGTCTTTAGTGATCCCTGGGAAACCTTTTTTAACTCCTTGTTCAGAAATAACTTTAGTTGTATGAGGTCTACCAAATTTTCTCACCCCTTCAGCTGAAGATTTTTGTACACTTTCAAATGCCTCACGTGATGCTTTTAATCCACCCACACCAGGTTTAACAGATTTGATTGCACCTGTTTTACTGGATCTAAGATGTTTACCTTTTTTAAGAGCTCTACCGAAACCTCTTAATGCTGCTCCTACTACGCCCATAATAAATTCCTATTTGTTAACTTTACCTGATTTTCTTTTGCCCCATTTGCCATAAGATTCATCTCTACGATCTTTCATAGATTGTTTCTTAGTGGATTCTTTTCCAGTACGCATTCCTAAAGATTCATCTTCTCTAGCTTTGTAGCCTTGTTTCTTACTACCAGTTTTTTTAGAACCAGCTTTATAAGGGAATCTGGATTTATAAGGTCTTGTTCCGAAATCGTTTCTCATGTTTGTCTCCTTGTCTGATTGTTAGTATAATTATCCATAAAAAGCAATACTATTTCTTCTTAGGTCCACCATTTCTAAACACCTGTGTACCCTTTATTCCAAAAATGCTCGCTACCACGGTAATCCACAAAGTTTGAAACCATATTGGCAGTGAGCCAAAATGATGAAAGAAAAGCTCAATCTTCTGCATCATTACCGGATCCTCACTGAAGACCCCCCAAGCGAGCACAATTATCGGGGCGGAAATTATCACGAGGACGAATTCGTCCTTATAATCGTTCTGTCGGGCTTCTAAAAGTTTGCCCTGGTAAGATTCCTCACCACGAGCTTGTCGTTCCGCATGCATCAATTGTGCATCGGACATAGCCATCTTAGTTCGCTGTTTATTTGCGTAGACTTTAGCTCCTGCTTGCAGAGCCATCTTCGCTAATCCAAACCAAGCCATGTTAGAACCAGGTTACAGTCTTATCTTTAGATTTAAGCATTCTTCTTGTGCCTTTAATTTCGTTTTTATCACCTTGGGCAATATAAACGCCTTTTCCTCTAAAACTTGACAGACCTTTTGGATCTATATGCAAATTTTGAGGAGGCACAGCAACATTGTCGGAACTATTTAAGGAAACATTTCCTTTTCTACCAACTTTGTCTTTGCTTGATTTTTCTATTTTAGTCATAGTTTCTCCTTAGTTGTTGTATACTACCTTCTCGGACCTTTCAAGGTCTTTACATCCTTACGTTTCATACGGTCAGATGTTAGTTTAGTTTCAGCGGACATAATTGATTTTGCAATCGCCGTATCAGCTCTTAAGTGAGCTAAATCTTCATTCTGTTCAAGCTTATCTTCAGTCAAATCTTTATTTTGAACTAATTTAGCTTTATCCAGCTCAATTCTTGCCTTTGTTTCTTCTTCTTTACGCACATTTTCCATTGCTTTCAAGTCCACTTCTCTTGATTTAAGTTTTAATAATGGATCATGGTCAAATTGGGAAGTAATGTTCTTTTCTTCCTTCATAAATTCTTCCGTCATTTCTGCAATCAAAATTGCCTTTCTCGCTTCAATTTTTTGAGAAATTTGTTGCATTTGTTGCTGAATTTGTGGATTTTGTACGGCCTGTTGTTGCATTTGTGGCAACATTTGCATTTCTTCTCTAAATTCAAGTTGAATTTGTTCCTGAGCCATGAGTGAAATGTGCTCTAAACAGTTCTTCTGTAAGGCAGCCATAACGGGTGGATTATTTCTCACCATGTTTGTTGCCATGAAATTTAAATGCGATGTAATATGCGCTCGGTGGTCTTGACCAGGGAATGCTTGGAACGGTTTTTGTGCCAAAGCATCAATATTTTCCAAAGCCGGATCCTTTGGTAAAGGAGGCGGCGGTGGAGGTAATACCTGATCAATGTTTTTGACCCCGATTGCTTCATACATCTTGCGATACGCTACATATAAATTATGCATTTGAGGATTCGACATCGCAAGTTGTAATTCTGTTTGTGCCATTGTAATTCGTTGAGACATAGAAAAGATATTTGGATCCGCTACCGGTAAAACATCAATTCGGTCATCAAAGTCGGTTTGTTTAATATTTTTTGCAGCTCCCACCACATCGTAAGGGTACTCGGGAGGTAAAAAAGTTGAAAACACTTTTGCTAAAAGTTTAAATTCTTGTTTCATTCCTACGTAAAGTCTTTTGTGAATTGCACTCATGACTCGAGAACCTCTTTCAAGTAAAGCGATTGTTGTTCCCACAGCCGCATTTTGATTTCCTTCGCCCACTTGCATATCTGCAATAGCCGCGAATCTTTGACCCGCCGCTACAACGGTTCCCATTAATTGTAAAAGCGTTTGTGAAGGTTCTTTGTAAGGTAAATTAAAAAATGAATCTTTTAAATTTCCACCCGGTGCATCAACATCTCTCCACTCTCCTGGCTGAATGGGTTGTGCATCATCTTTAACACGCACACCTCTTTGTTTAAATCCAGCTGGTAAATTGGATAATGTTCCTGCGTCTAATAATTGGCGGAGAGCAGCCGTTGCAGTTCTGCTCAAACCGCCAATCATGTGAATGAGTCCAAATCCGTAAAATCCAAGTCCTGGCAGAAATTTGAAGTGGACAAAGTATTGGATTTTCTTCTTCAATGGATCATTGGGCGCGAAGTTCCTTCTTATTGAAAGAACCTTTTGACTACCATATTCAATTGTTACGACGTATGGTAATTTTACTCCTGTCGGGTCACCCGTTTCAGGATGTAAATCTTCAAATCCTTCTAAATCTAAATTAACATGACACTCTAAGAGTGTATAAAGTTGTTCGTTTCGTGCAGTACGTTGAGTGCCTTCTAATTTTCGTTCTGCATCTTTTAATCTGTCATCTGGTGGATAACTGGGTGCTGCGAGTTCAATGTCACTATAAAATCCTATTATTTGTTGTTTTCTTAAATCATTTTCTGACATTTTTACTACATGCACCACAGCTTCTGCATCATCGAGTGAATTTGCGGTATAAGGAACCACAAGATCATCCGCTGGAACAAATTTTGAAACCGCTCGTTCTAAAAGTTCATCGTAATAAACTTTTTTGAAAGTCGATCCTGCTAATGGTAAATGAAACAGCATCGAATCAAATTCAGGTTCATATTCTTTCATGACATCCAGAATTTGATAATTCATAAAGTCTTTAACACGATCGGCTTGTTGTTGTCTTTGAGGAGTCGAAGCTCCAATAATTTGAGATCTTACCGGTCCATCAGAGGGTAATAATTCTTTATAAGCTTGTGCTTGAAATTGTGTAACCGCTTCTGCAAGAACGGGGTGAGTTGCACCGCTCGCGCCTTGAAAGGGTTGAGTTCGATTCGTATATTTAAATCCTAAAAGATCTATACCGGTAATATAAGCTTGCTCCCAATCTTTTCTGGACATTTTATAGTCCATATAATCCCCCGTCAGTTTATTACCGACTGGGTCTAAAATTTCATTAGGTAAAAGATCACCGAGATTATCAAAATGTTCTTCGGTTCCTGGAAGTCTAGGATTAGCTTGTGGATCAAAATCAACTGTTGCTCCGCCGTCTTCTTCAGGCGTCACTTCAATTGGTTTTTTTCCTAACTCCTCCGCAATATCAACTTCTTCGATAACTTCTTCTCCAGGAAGCTTCTCATCAACAAGCGTATTTGGGAGAGATTTATCTATTCGATTGTCTGCCATTTAACTTCTCCGGTTTCTTTGTATCTTGTTTAACTTCTTTTCGCAACCCTTGTGGATTCGGCCCTCTTAAAGGAGGAATCTCCTTCCATTTCACATGCTGCATATTTTTAACTAACGTTGGGTTTTTCATTTTTTTAATAAACTCACTATTCCACCATCTAGGTACGAGACTCTGCCACCTTTATTATAATACATTTCACTTAATGGATTATATCTCGCTCTTTTTAAACCTTCTCTTGTTTCTTTAGCTTCTAAAGCTCCTAGTTGACTTGCATAGTCTAATGGGATCGAGGAATAAGAATCTCTTATATCTTTTCCTTCACTTGCGCCCATATAATAATCATCATAAATATTCCCAACACCATGTGCTTCTGCTTCTTCCTGTTTAAGAGGTCTATAAAACCACCATCCTTCAGGATCTCCATGAAAATCTTCTCCCTTAGTTTTAATAAAGGATTCTAAATCAGTTGGAGAAGCTCTAAGTTTTTCTTTTTCTACATCCGCATAAGGAGACGCTAAATCTAATAAAAAAGGATCTCCATGTAGTCCATGTGTTTTTGCTAATTGTTTATCTAAATCTGTTTCCACTTTAGTATCAATCCAGTTTTTAGCTGCTTTCTTTCCAGCTAGCTCTTCAGGATTATAAGCCCAATTTTCATTTTCAGAACCACTTCGATCATAGCCCTCATAGTTCTGTGCTATAGAGTCCATATTAGATGCACGTTTATTAACTTCAGCCTCTATAGTATTTCTTAAAGCATCTGAAGCATTGTCTGGAAGATTTTTTAATTTCTCACTATAATAATAGTGCTTCTCCCAATTATTAATCCAATCCTCAGTATCTCTTCTATGTTTTAAATATTTTCTAGCTTCAGGATTATCCACATTATCTAGATCAACTTTTCCCCATCCCGTTAGTCCAAAAGTCGTTGCACGTTTAGCAGCTTCCACATCTCCCATCAACAAGTGAGGTGCAGCGAAAGAAATTTCAAGTGGAGCATCGGCCCAACCAATTAAGTATCCCAATTTAGTCGCCACCCCTGTAGATTTTTTAAGTATCTTTTGAGCCGCTTTAGCTTCTGAACCTGTTCCTTTAGCTTTTTCAATAGTTTCATTAATCACACCTTTAATACATTGATCAGGTGATCCTCCTTTAGCAAGATTTAAACATTTTTTAATAGGAAAACCTATGTCTTGAAGTATTCTATTTCTTGAACTAGTCTTGCCCAGTTTTGTTTTTAATTCCACTTGAGTAGTAAGATTTTTTCCAAGATTTAAACTATACTGCTGTTTTCGCCAATTTTCTCTCAAAGCTTTCCTAGCTTCTTCTGGAAGAGAATACCATCTACGATCCCCCATCACATCTTTAGGTTTTCTTAAATCAAATTTTGTTAGATTTACGTTTTCGAATTGAGGGTGTGTTTTTCTAAAATATTCAACATAATCATCTTGCTCTTTGATAATATCATCCACCAAATCCCAATTTTCAGCTTTAATAGCTTTGTTTAATTTCACCTGTCGTTTAGAAGTTTGAGCATCAAACTGAGAGCCCTTTAATTTTTGATTCATTTGTTT